AGGAGCAAACGGGCGATACGGCTCTCGTTTCTTTACGATATTCACTTTGTCTTTCTTGTCATGACCTTTTGGATCACAGATGATAGAGCGATTTCCTAAAGCCCTAGCGCCTACTTCACCACCACCTTGTATGAAGCCAATAATGTCATCGTTCTTTAGAATTTTTGCCAAGTCTGAAATAGTAATCTCTTCATGGTGATATTTTTCTTTGTATGTGTCGAGTTCGTGCCTGTCATGAAGCCTTGATCCAGAGTATGTAATATCTACTCCTTTCCACGCATCGATGCCAATTTCTGCGAGATGCTGGACAAGAAATCCAAACGGCAGACCGCAATCATGAACGTTCGGAGGTACAAAGACTTCAAGTCCTAGCTCTTCTTGTATTCTCTTGTTTACTAGAACATTCAGTGCACAGCCACCAGACACAATCAGTTTGTCATCGCACTGCCGAATAAATTCACGATTCTTTTTGAGAAAGTTCAGAACTTCGTTTTCGTGCTGTGTTTGAATTCCTAGTGCAACGTCGGTTTGCTCTTCCCATGTTAAACCGATCGGTGATGTCCACGATTCATATGGATTAAAGCACTCAGGCGTTTCTGCAAAGACTTTATTGAGATATTCTTTTCCACTCTTGTAGCCACGAATTCCCATTTTCTCTAATCCTTCTTGGGTCATTAAATACCAACTCTTGAAGAATCTTGCCATTGGGTTGATCCATTCGACGGTCTCAGGATCCTCTTTGTAAAGTCTTTGACCAACGATGTACCATGGAGACCTTTTATCACCATAAGCCGCCGCGCCCATTACTTTACCTGCAATATCTAAAGACTGCTCTGTTTTAGAGGCAATCGCATGTACACCGTGACACGAAGAGGCTGTATAGTATCGACCGAAAAATGTTCTATGTTCAGGTATCTGCCACTGCGGGGTTTGTTTTGATACTAATATATTATTGGTAGGCGAGTATTTCCAAAGAAAGGTGTGACCATCATCACCACCAGCATCGTGCGTAAACACGGCGCACTTTTCATTAGCCCACTGTGACTGTGCTATTCCGCACCATGCGTGTCCTGCATGATGTCTATAAGCAACTTTAAATTCCTTTACATTAAAGACTTCTCTAACGTGTTTGGGATGAACCTTTAGTCCAGAATCAATCTGATCATTTTCTGCCCAGGTATCAGCATCGAGATATTGCCAATCAGAGCCTATGATAAATGTATCGAAATCATTTTCGATACCAAACTCTTCTTCAACAACCTTTAAAACTTTTTTTAGCCAGTAAACTGTTTGATCGTGTCTACCGTGACCACGAAAATGCTTTATGCCTGACAGCTTTTCCATTTCAACTGTGTGAAATGTTTGAGTGTCAGCCTTATAAAAACAAATTGCGGAATCATGACCCCAGTGTGCCGCCGCTATATTGCCCATCGTCTCTCTTCAAGTGTTTTGAGTGAATTTTACAACCTATAAACTCATTGTAATAATCGTCACGAAGCAATACATCGTATTCGAACTGTAGCTTGGCTTCGTAGTAAGAACATTCGCCCTTAGTCTTACACAGCCGAAGTATTTCTCGGTGGTAAGCATCGTGACCTTTCTTTTCTACAAGTTGCTTGAGTTCTTCGGAACTGCCGAAGTAATTTTGCCAGTCTGAAATCGTACGCTTAGTGCGCTTTCGTTTCTGACCTTTCAGAGGTGGCAACTTTCTTGTTGCCCAGAAAAACTTTTTACCGATATACTTCTTATCGGTATCACGTTCAGTGATTCGATAGACAAAGCCCACATATTCTTGCAGGTCATCTTCACTTGGATTGTATTCTAGATTTCTATAATACCACATTAAAACAGCCAGTAGTCACCTTCATATTCAACAACCACGTGATCGAGTCCTGTATTGTCAAGTACGTTCATTGCCTCTTTCATACTATTTAGTATGGGCTTGCCTTGAACATTGAATGACGTGTTGATCAAAACTCCATCGAACGCATTTAAGATATTATATAGTGGTTCGTTGAATTCAGGCGTGACTACTTGTAGTCTGGCTGTATTATCAATGTGTGTAATTGCAGGAAATTCTTTTCGATATTCTGGCTTCACATCTGCAATAAACTGCATCATTTCCATATTATCGAAAGTAGGTGAATAGAAATATTTGTGTGCGTCTTCTTTCTTGCAGACAGGAGCGAATGGTCTGAACCATTCTCTAAACTTGACCTTCGCATTCAGAATATCTTTTGCATGTAGATTTGACGCATCACATAAAATAGAACGATTGCCTAATGCGCGAGGTCCACACTCCATGTTGCCCTGACAGATGCCAATAATCTTTTGCTCTCTGAGCAATTGTGCAATGTCAGATACAGTGATCTGTGTGGCACCTCTCTTCTTAATGTACAAAGGAATTTGCTTGTAGTCCCACAGAGTAGGACCCATAAACTCGCATCGAACTTTCTCTTGAAAGATTTCTTCTTCGGTCAGATGCCACATCATAGCACCAAAACTTTGACCACTGTCGCCACAGTTAGGTGGAACATAGACGTTGATGTCAGGAAACGCTCGCTTGATTCTTTCATTAGCCAGAACGTTCAGTGCAGTGCCGCCCGTAAGAATCAAGTTGTTGTTGTAGTTGCGAATAGTATGAATATAGTGTTTATCGATCCACTCAACAATATCATCTTCTAGGGCTTTTTGTGCGGTGTATGCTAGATTAAAGGCTTTGCGATGTTCGTATACCGCTTCTACTTTGTACGCCAAATCTTCATTGAATGCAAGATCAATCCCCGCATCCAATGCGTTCGTTTTATGATAACCATAGCCTGACCGCATACGCCATCTGAAGTAATCATAGTAGTCTTGATCCATTTCTCCATAGGCGCTCAGTCCCATCAACTTGCCAGCGATGCTTAGAGTGTCTGTGTCTTTAAATATCTTGCAGAGATGACCAGCACGAGTATACACTTGTGCGTGTTGATAGAATTGGTTACTCGCGTGTCTTTGATGCCACTTGCTAAACTCACATGTTCGAAACGAGGTGTCATCACCTTTACCGTCCCAAGATATGACTGCACATTTATCAAAGGGTGATTGTGCATAGCCGCACCACGCATGAGCATCATGGTGGTGGACTCTATTTAACTTACAATGTTTCCATTTAATCTGATCTCTATCCCAGAAAGACTCATTGTATGCTATCGATTTATGATAAAGCCAATGAAAATCATTTTCTATACCATGATTCTGTAGCGCATGATCCATACCAAATCTAACAGCACCGTAGTATTCTTTTTGACGAGCCGCCGTCACTGGTCTTTTCATATGATAATTCTTGATGCCAAGAACTCGTTCTAACTCATAGATGTAGAACTTTTTAGTGTTGGGATCAAAAATGGTGAAGTTGGGATCGTGCCCACCTTCAAATATCGAAAAGTGTGGTTTCATTCTTCCCAGTCAGTTTCACATTCCGTTCCACACATTGGGCAAGCGCGAGGCTTTTCTTCGCTGTCACAAACAGTGAGAATCACTTTAGCTTCACAGAAATAACACACCAAATGATACTCGTACTCTTCCATTATGCCGCGCACCCCATGCCGTCTAGACCACAAACTTCAGGCTCTTCTTCGTCCCAACCCCATTCACCTTCCATGCCAACTACTGAGTACTCAGTGACTCGCTTTTCAAAGAAGTTGTCATGGCTTGCTCCATTAAGTACCCAGTCAAGCCAAGGAAGAGGATTGTCTTTTTGTCTGAACTTAGGCTTGAGCCCAAGTTGAAGCAAACGACGGTCAGCAATATGACGAATATACTTTCGTACTTCGTCTCTCGTAAGACCCTGCACATCGTTTCCACGAAACGCAAGATTGATAAATTTGTCTTCAAGTTCCACTGCATTTTTAGCCATCTCATAAATTTTTGATTTCAATTCATCGTTGACGATACGAGGATGTTCGTCGCAGAATGTACGGAACAACTTAGCGTTGCCTTGTACGTGTAGAGTTTCATCACGAATCGACCACTCAACGATAGTGCCCATGCCCTTCATCTTCCCAAAACGTTGAAAGTTTAACAGCATCACGAACGAAGAGAATAGGGACATGCCTTCGTTGAACACGGACTGTGCGAGCGCGAGAGCAAGACCAGTCTGAGTAGACGTGTCGCCTTCTTTCATGAAGTCAACCTTATCCGCCATTTCTTTATATTCGAGGAACTTATGGTATTCTTCATCTGGAAGGCCAAGCGTGTCATTAAGAAGGGCATACGCACGTTGGTGTACCGCTTCTCGACCCGCAAAAGACGAAAGCATATTACGCACCTCGTTATTTTTGAACTTGGGGATGAGAAGTTCGTGATAATTCTCACCCACCTGAACGTCCGATTGAGTAAACAACCGCAACACTTGGGTGATAAATTCTTTTTCGTCAGAGGTGAGTTTAGTTTTCCAGTCTTGGACATCTTCACTCAACTCCGCTTCATCTTCGATCCAATGGATCTCTTCGTGTTTCTTTGCGAGGTCTACTGCCCATGGGTATTTAAACGGTTTGTAAGTTTTACTAAACTCAAGTAGTGCCATCTTTTTTGTCCCTATAGTTTTGTATTGCGGCTTTGATTGCGTCTTCGGCTAGTACCGAACAATGAATTTTTACTGGCGGTAGTGCCAGTTCTTCAGCGAGGTCTGTATTCTTGATTGCGCCAGCTTCCTCAAGGTTTTTACCTTTGACCCATTCTGTGAGAAGAGAACTTGATGCAATTGCGGATCCACATCCATAAGTTTTGAATTTAGCGTCTTCAATAACTCCGTCATCCGATACTTTGATTTGCAACCGCATGACATCTCCGCAAGCAGGAGCGCCAACCATGCCTGTTCCCACGGCTTCATCCTGCTCATCAAGCTTTCCAACGTTTCTTGGGTTATCATAGTGGTCTAATACCTTTTCTGAATACGCCATATTTATTCCTTATCGCATAGTAGATGCGATGCTTTGTCTTTCCAAACATTTGGTAACAGTCCATGCACGATGAGAACAAACGCAACGCCCCACGCAAATCTTAGATGCTCAAAATAAGTTACGTTGTTCTCTTCTAAGTGGTTCATTCTTCCTCTAGTGGATTTCCGTGTTCGTCACACTCTACAATGGTATAACCATTATATATCACTGAAGAGCAATCGACACTGTTCCAGCCATGCATAACATGACCTTCGTCGTATTCTTCCCACAGTGCAGTAGAACCTTCTTCACTTAAATACTCTAGAATTTCGTCTCGCTCATCATCGTCGAGTTCTTTGTCCCAGTTGTACGGTGCATAGACATTATAGTCTTCCCAACAGCCATCCCAAGTCGAAAGCATCTCATGCTCCCAGTCTTCTAGTTCAAGCGTGTCATCATCGTCAGGATCTGGAACAAGAGTATAACAATCAGGATCTTCGTCATACTCTTCTTTGGTGATTCCCCAGCGATTGTCAAGCCAGTACTGCAACTCTTCGTCAGTCTCTGGCACGTGAATAACAAATTCACCCCATCGCCAACCAACTTCAACAGATAGTCGAAGACCATCTTCACGCTCATAAAATTCAGTCTCTACGACTGACTTCTTCATTGCAGGTTCAACACGATAGTATTTCATAATTTAGCCCTCGCAAGCTTTACATTCATCGTCTTCAGTAGTTAGAGGTGCTTTGTCAAAGTGCTTCATGAGTTCTTCATAGCCACCGACATAGTTGCCCTCGATATAAATTTGTGGTACAGTATTGACTTTACGTCCAGTTACCTCAGCCGCAGTCTTGCCAATCTCTTCAAGATCGATCTTGTCGAACGGAATGCCTCGCAACTTGAGTTCTTCCATTGCAAGTGCACACCACGGACAATTCTTTTTAGAATAAACAATCGTACGGTTATCGTCTTGCAGTGCAACTCGTTCGACTTTTTCAGAAACGTTTTCTGCACGAGACTTCGCTTCAGTGCGCAGATAATACAGACCCTTGAGACCTTCTTTCCATGCTTTGATATGCACCTTGTTTACATATGATTTCTGTGCGCCCGCAGGAAAGAACAGATTGACTGATTGACCCTGACAGATATATCTCTGCCGATCAGCGGCGTGTTGTACAACCCATGTCTGATCTAGCTCTTGTGCAGTCTTAAACACTGCCTTTTCACCTTCAGTAAGAAACGGTAGATGCTGAACAGAGCCTTTCTGTGTGATGATAGATGTCCACGTCGATTCGTTATTCTCGCCCTTCTCAGTTAGCAACTTGTCAAGATATCGATTCTTTACAAGGAAGCTACCTGCTCGCGTTCTGTGAGTATAGGCATTTGCTTTTGCGGGTTCAATAGAGGGGCTTGTTGACAAGATAACTCCGGAGGAAGCATTAGGCGCGATTGCCAAGAGATGTGCATTCCGTCTTCCAGTTCCAGATCCATCCGCGTACTCACCGCGTTGCTCTGCCAACACTTTTGTTTCTGCATCTGCTTCAGACTTGATGTGTTCAAATACAACGTTATTGATTTCACTGGCTTTGTCTGATTCCCATGCGACTCCGTGCTTCTGTAAGAGCGAGTGAAATCCCATTGCTCCCAACCCGATGGAACGTTCTCGTTGCGCACTATACTTTGCTCTGGAGATTGAGTCAGGTGCTTCGTTAATAAAGTACTCAAGTACGTTATCGAGCATCCTAATAAGATCCCTAACAATAGGTGTGTCTTTCCATTCATCGTAGTATTCCAAGTTTAGACTCGACAGACAACAGACCGCAGTACGATCAGCACTTGTCGGTAGGTGAATTTCGTTACAAAGATTAGAACCATGAATCTTCAGTCCTAAGTCTTTGAGTGCTTGCGGCAATGCGTTGTTTGCAGTATCGATGAAGTTCAGATACGGCTCGCCAGTTCGAAAACGAATTTCAAGAATTCGTTCCCACAACTTACGCGCATTAATCGATTCTTTCACAGCACCATCTTTTGGATCACGCAGATCAAACTCAGTGTTGTTGACTACTGCTTCCATGAATTCGTCTGTGATGTTGATTGCGTTGTGTAGATTGAGCGCCTTGCGCTGTACATCGCCCGTAGGAATACGAATGTTCAAAAACTCGACGATATCGGGATGCGACACATCCATGTATGCGGCATAGGAACCCTTGCGAGTCTTGCCCTGCCGATACGCAATCATGTCTGCGTCTACAGTGTGTAAGAACGGGATAGGACCGGGAGCAATATCTGACACGGTTCGCACGTCTGACCAGTGACCTCCGACCCCACCGCCCAGAACACTAAGCCAACGTAACTCAGAACTATGATTAATAAGCCCGTCAAGGGTATCAGGTACATACGTGAGAAAACAAGAGATAGGCATTCCCTTACCCTTGCCATGACCGTTCGGTGCGTTTGAGAGAACGGGAGACGCAAACATAAACCATTTTTTACTAACATACTCATAGAGTCTCTGAGCGAGTTCTTCATCCATTTCTTCCTTGTAAGTGGACCACGCTTTTGCGGCGCGCATATAGCCTTCTTGAGGCGATGTTTCATAATCATTAAGATAAAAATCTTTGAGCATCCCGACAGCATAGTCTTCTAGAAGGGCGTCTCGGGACTTGTCAATTTTTAGCGACATTCGTTTTACTCTTTTTAAAGCGTACAAGATTCTAGTGAGTCATTCGTGACCCATTAGACAGCGTTATGATTCATACATGATACACTATATGTAGTGCGTATGTCAATTAGATTGTTGCTGGTCTTCGATAACTTCTTCGTTTTTTTCAAGCCAGTCTTCAGCAGTTGTACCCACCTCTTCTGTCGTAGCCTCACGATAGTAGATGATGATTTCTTTCTGCTGACGGACATAACGACGAATCTCTTGAAGATTATATGCCATGTTCTCATAGCTTTGCGGAGTCAAGGCGAAGACAACGAAATCTCCACCTAGAAGCTTTTCAATTTTTTCAATCTGTTCGTCAAGGTTCTTTTTGGTGATGACAAAGAATTTGACATTTTCTAAAGAGATTTCTTGTGGCATCGGCGGCTGATAAATCTCTAGTGGCACCGTTTCAGTCACAGTAACAATCTTTGGTGGCAGAGGCTCTGGTTCTGCTTTCTTGCCCCAGCCGAAATTTGAAAGTGTAGAACAGCCCGAGAGTAAGGCTATCAATAGAATACTAGTTAGTGCTTTCATCTGTCACCTCATCGTCAAGTTGATCTACTTCTCGACTATCTGCTTCTACTTGACGGAATACTTGTTCCGTACCATTATTGATGCGAGGCTCGATTAAGCCAGGCTTAAGACGCGCCAGTTTCGTGAGGTCATGTCTACGAAACACCGACATGTATTCGTCACGTTCTTTGGCTAATTGTGCGTGTTGAGACGAAAGATTGGTAAACGCTTCGCGTTGCTTTTCAAGATTCTGTTGCAGGCTCTCCATTGCCGCGCGATTCTTTTCTTCTGCTTCAATCAACTTCTGCTGATTCGTTTCAAGAATAACGATTGCGGCGTCTTTTTGTGCAATCGTACTTTCTAGTCCATTCACCGTGTACGTATGATAACCATACGCGCCACCTCCTAAGACTAACAGCAGAGGCAGCATTTTAATTAATGCAAACATTTATTGACACTCCAAATCAGGCGGTACCTGAATCCAACAATTCAGAAGTTCTGTCCAACGCTCTCGATCTTTTTCGCGTTGTTTGTAATACTCCATCATTTTATCTTGCGCAAATGGTGGTAGTTCTCTGTATTCGTTCCACTCATCTGCGTTCATGAACTGCACTTTTGGATACGAGCCAGACACACTGACAGTATACAGTACAGTCTCGTTTGGCATTTCGTCTCTGATTATACTCGGAGACCAGCCAACTGCACATCCTGACAATAACAGAACGGGCAGTATTCGAATCATTTTGATTGCTTTTTAAACTTACCTGCGATCTCTACATAATGACGAGTCAATGGTCGACGCTTCTTTTTCTTGCCGTGCATCCAGTCTGCTGGATCTCCTGGCGAAGTGCCTGCGATTTTAGGACCAGTGGTCATTGTGGGCTCTTCGTTGAATTGTTTGAACGTCTTCACTTGTATAGTTCTCCGACTGTCACATATAGAGGCTGATTAGTATTTATATGAATCGCTTCGTAGACATGCAAGCCAAGCATGTCACCAACAGGATATGCCTCGGGCAAAACACGAACGGTGTCTTTTGCGTTAACGTCGAGGTCTTGTGAAGTTACTCGATCTTCGCGTAATCGATACACTCCGGGTGACAGTTGCCCGTCATCTAACACGTACCATGTAGAAGACTCAGCCATTAAGTCTAGCGGATCTATTTTACACTGTTTTAGAATTTTGTCAATACTTTTATCTGACAACTGATACTTTTCTCTCAAAAGAAAAAGAGCCGCGGCGTATGATGCGACAGTATTTCTGCCGCCAGGAATTTTTTCTAGTAATCTTTTGATATTAAACACAAGACGAATGAACGTAGAATATGCGGTCTTCTTTTCGTCGTTGTCTAACTTGACGGACTTATCGCGCTTGCCGTTCTCATCAATGATGCCTAGTTTGTAGGCGTCTGTCTCTGACCATGGAGTGGTCAGCAGTTTTACAAATCGAAACGAATAATAAATATCGCCTGCTCGTGTTGCTAGTGACACTATATTTTCCTCAGTTCTTCAATGACATGATTGTCCATTGGTATGCCAGTATATTTATCATTTGTTATGGCGTTCAAATAAATCAAAAACGGCTTGACTACAACTAAATCGTCTGTGCTAGTCAATTTAAATTCAAGCATTTTCAGACCAGCTTCAACACCGAACACATTAAAAATGACCACAAGATGATTCATGATCAAGTTTACAGCCAACTTGCCGCCATCTTGATATCTTTTGATCAGACGTTTCAGATACTTGAATCTCTTAAGGTCTTCGTAGAGTTCTTCTGCGTCGATGCATCTAGGATTATAATAGTTTTTTGCCGCAAATAGAAGAAAGTTGTCTTCATTGATCTCATTAAATAGTTGCATTTTTACCTTGTAAATTCGTAGTGAGAGTCTGTTTTATCTATGTATAAAAAAGCCCGCGAAAATGCGGGCTTCTTTTAGTTAATGAAAGTTACGATCATTTCTTAGCAGAGTACGCTTGACCCCCAAAGAATGCCGCTACGATAGCCGCAACAGATACGAAGTATGTAGCCGCCATATCACCTAGAATTTTAGACGCTTGATCAAGACCAATCCAGTCTGCGAGGACTACTGCAAACGGATAAAGCAGTAGACCAAACAGAGCGAACCATGTCATGCTTCGTTGCGCATCTCGCATTGCGTCAGCATCTTCTAGTTCCTTTCGCTTAAACTCCATATACATTGCATGTTCTTCTTCAGAAACATGTCCGTCGCCGTTTGTGTCTGCGGGGTGATAGCCTGATTTCTTTTCTTCTTTTTCTTCGGCCATTTAAATCACTCCTCTACAGTTTCAGTATCGTCGTCTCCATAATGAAATTCTTCAGTAGCTTCGTCAATGACGGTTTCAACAACAGGCGCTTCATGCAACGTCTGCTTCTTTGGCTTAGGAGCTGGCTTAGATGCCATTGCTTGCTCACCGTGCCACTCAGCGATTTGATCAGCAGTAAATTTCTGCTTCTTTACAACCTCACCGCTAGGAGCCATCCAGCCCTTCGCAGTTGGTTCAGTGCCCTTGGGAGCCCAAGGTGGGGTTTTGATAGCCATTTAGCCCTCCTTACCAGTAGTAGTTGTTACTGCACCCTTGACAGGATTAACAATCTTTGTGTCGCCCATGCGCTTTTCGCCAGGACGTGCAGGTGCTTGACCTTTTACAGCACGACCAGCTTTAGTCGCATCTTCGTGACCTTGCGCATCATCTTTTTCAAGATTAGGATTATCTGCATCATGGTCTTTTGCCATATCGTCAGCCGCTTTGCCCTTGCGCTTGTCTTTCATAGTCTCAGCTTTAGCACCAGACTGATTAGGTTGCTTTGACTCTTTCATCTTTTTCTTAGCAGTGTGCTTGTGAGACTCAGACACAAGAATGTCAAGGTCTTCGACAGGAACGTCAAACTCGACGCCATGCTCAAACATCACGTCATAGTGAGTGACAGTAGCAGTGCCGTCTTCGTTTTCAACGAGCGTATGTTGTCCAGAGATACACTCTCCGAAACCCCATTGCTCTGAAGTTACGTGCTTGGCGCAATCGTGACTGAGTGCTTTATCGACTTCTTTCGTGTCCATGTCAGCAGACTCATCTTTCATGGCCTTTTTAATAGCCTTTCGGCGCTTGTGCAAATACTCGTCCGAAGAATCAACATCACCATCGTTGTCGATGTCAGCATCAGCTTTACCGACAGGATCCATCTTTTTCTTTTCTGTTACTTCGGCCCACAGTTCTGCCATTTTTCTGATATACGAGGGATTCATTGCTTTCTCCGTTTAAGTGGGTAGACCTATTTGTGTGGCAATCGCAGTAATAAAGACTGCAATAACTAGCCAGCTTACTTTCATACCCAAGTTGACTTTCTCAACTAAGGATGAAATATCTTTTGACATATCGTCGGTTTTCAACGATATTCTATTTATTCTTTCGTGTTGCTCTTCACGGCGCTCTTCTAGCACATTGATCTTTTCTTCAACCTTCGCAATCATGACAACTGCCTCGGTGAGTTTCTCCATGTGCCTTTCAATAGCCGCCATTCGCGCTTCATGATCCGCAGTATCAATGATGTGCTTATCAATTTTGTTATCGAGTCCTTCGATAAGCTCCTTTGTAGTAGCCATTTTAGTTCAGTGCTCCCATTCGATTTATTACCGCAGTAGACTTAATTGTCTACTTTTGCTCCCCCACGCCATTGATAGCAAGACCAGTATCTTGCTTTCCATTTTGGACCAGGATTATCGCAGTTATGCCTAGCCCTAAAACTTTTTCTTCGCCCGGGATCGTCACGCTTAATCTCCATTTTAGGATCACCGAAGTTAACTTTCACTACATTACCTTTTTCGTTTTTAACGTAGACAGAGAACTTTCTAGGACCACCAGGCGTACGAAATGGATCGTTCAGCTTCACTTTCTTGCCTTGGTACTCAGCGGCTTCCTGCACGAGGTCTTCGTACATTGACTCACAAGTACAATCGATTTCGTCTGCTCGATGATCTTTAAACTTCTTCATCTTCGTCCCCATTCGACTTTAGATAGTCAGTTGCGCTATCAAGGTAGTCGTTCGCTTTCGTAATTTTGTTTTGAACCCATTCTGGAAGATTGTCATCGTCGCCCAACATCTTCATCAAGTCTTGCGCATTTCGCACGATAGTCTTGAGTTGAGTCTTCGCCATTTCCCCTTCTTGATCATACTCATTGGGGTCTTTATCTTCTTTCAGCCTTAGGTTCTTAAACGTTTTCATTTCGATTCCATATACTCGCTTGCTTTCAACTTGACGCCTTTAGCGGCGAGTTCACGTGCCGCAATCTGAGACACGAATCTAACCTTTGCACGAGCGACTTTTTCAAGTGCGGCTTTGTCCATACGTGCAATCATAGCCTTCAGCTTTTTGTAAGTAGGCGATGTCACGTTGATCTTTTCAAGATCAGCGTATGCCTTCTTGAGTTGTTGCAACTGGGCATCAGAGAATTCAGCTAGTTCGGTCGACTCTTTGACCTTTGACATACCGCCACGATCATTTCTGACCCAGCCCTTAGCTCTCAGTCGCTTCTCTCTTTCAGCTTTTTCACGTTCTGCTTCTTTCTTTCTGAACGCGGCTTTAAACATGGTGTTATGTGCTTTGTTGACTTCATCAACTTTGTCGGGCAGACCTTTGTGCTTGGTCTTCGCAAAATCTTTTACGTCTTTCTTTGACATAGACTTAGCGGCTTTTGCTACTTCAGGAGATGCATCGTCCATCTCGCCCTTCTGCTTTGCTCGCACCATGCCAAAAAACTTCTGCTGTGCTTTTGATACAGCCTTTTCTTCAAGACCTTCGCGCACTAAACGGTTGTTCTTAACCATTCCGTTCTTTTTGAATATAGTAATTACACCGTCACGAGGGTCTGTATCCATTTTGTCAATAAAATGTTTCATTTGAATGAACGTCTTGTCTTGCTTGTTTACGTCAGACTCTCTACCAAGTTGACGAACAAACGCACCGACCTTCATAAAGTCTTTCTTGTCGATACCACCATGTTTTCTTGCGTACTGTTCAAATTCTTTTGCGACCTTGAAGAAATCAATTGCTTCATCTAAATCTTCTTTAACACTCACTTCTTTCTTTGAAAGCTTAGTCAGAACATTAGCAATTTGCGGTGGTCTCATACCTACAGACATTAATGCTTGATTAATATCACCCCATTGATACATTTCTTTGTCGCCGCGTCTACTGTATTTGCCCGGCGCTTCGTTGATGCCTACTTCTTTCTTTGAAAGCTTAGTCAGAACATTAGCAATTTGTGCTGTCCTTATACCTACAGCCATTAATGCTTGATTAATATCACCCCATTGATATAGCTCTTTGTCTCCGCGGCGCGAATACTTACCTGGTGCTTCATTAACTTCTACTTCTTCTTTCTTAAGACCACCCATCATGTTACCGTAGACTTTACGATTCATTCTTTGTGATCGAGTTTCGTCACCATGATCGCGCTTGCGTCTGTCTTCGCGTTCTTTCTTACGGCGAATGTCACCTAATGGATCATAACGCTTTTTGCCATCTCTTTCTCTACGCTCTTCGCGTTCTTTCTTACGGCGAATGTCAGCCAATGACATCGCTTCGTCAACCGACTCCTTTTGCATGTCTTTCATGCGTTGCATCGATACGGGTTGACCTTTCTTAGAGATAATACCGTTAAAGCCTTGCTTTCTCATACTATCAAGAAACTTCTTAGCATCATTTGCAGAATCGAATGAGCGAACACTGATAGGTCCGCGCTTGGACTTAGCATACTTAACATCGAACTTTTCGTTCGTGCTTTCTTTAGGCACACAGTTAGGCACCATCTTGTCGCCTTTCTTCTTCATGCCCACTTGTTTGTGAGTATCCCAGCAAGGGTCTTTTTCATTCAAAGGCTTTTCGCCTTTCTTTTTCTTCGCAATAGCGATAGCGGCTTGCTGTGCAGGCGATACTGCTTCTCTTAGGTCTTTTAATGATTTCACGCTAAGTCCTTATCGTGGTTTAATCCACCCTTTTTCTTTTTAACAATAAAAGCGTTGACTCTAGCGTGTCCCCATTGCTGAGGAGTAGTACCAGGTCGATGACCTGTACGCCATGCCGCAACACCTCGGTCGTAAACTTTTTTGAGAACAGAACGTGAGATGCCCGACTTCTTTGCTTTGTCAGTCAGTGCGTCTTCGTTGATCACATGATTTTTAAATTTCATTTGTTCTCCGTACATCTTTTTTATAGCTTTCGTATACTTCGAAGGCTTTGTTTTTGCGTCCGCATCGCCAGGCGCTGGCTTATAAGCCGCTGGGTTATCATCGTCCATCTTCGCACCCTTTTTGAAGTGACGATCCCTCGCAACCTTTGTCGCCTTAGACAGACCCTTATGATAGTGCTTGGGCTGTGTACCTTTACGATCTTTAATGTCTTTGTCTTGAGGCGTTTTCATTATTTATACAACTCGGGTTGTTTGGCGATTTTTGCGTCGAGCCCTAGCAAGTCGCGCACGATCAAGCACCTTATCGTACTCACGCTCTTTGCGATCTCGCTCTCGGCGATCTTGTTGTCGATCTTGTCTTTTGTCGAATGAGATACGTTGCTTTGCCGCATCTACTTCGTCGCCGCGTATTTCTTTTACGTCAGCTTTTTCTTGACCAGCGATATTCTTCTTTGCTTTCTTAGTAGCGGCGGGTGTTCCCCATTCGGGCTGATCTTTGTACCAGTTGTCTGTCTTACCCTCAGCGAACGTTGGCTGATAGTTGACTAGGTGTTTAGGCATGATGCCCTTCTTGACCATCTGACGAAACATTTTGTCAAGTGTACGAACGTCAGTATCCGTCATCTTAGCGGTCTTGATAAGATTGTTTCTAGCATCGCCTGGATTCTTTTTGCGTAGGTCTAGAAACGTACGTATCGCAAACTTGTACTTCTTTTTGTTGATTGTGCGATCAAGAAAGGCATCAACTTGAGGCATGAGATCCCGCATGAGACCACTTCCGCCCCAACCTGCTTCATCGATTAGTTCAACGTCCGTAATCCATCTGCGAGAGAAACTGCCATCAGCCATATCGAGAATAAGATAATTGGTACCAAGGCGTGAGACACGACCCATTTCACCAGTTTCTTTGACCATAACTTGATCGCCTTCATTAAACAATACTCCTTCAATAAATTTTTCTCGCATGTCAGATACGGGCTCAAGTTCAACGTGATTCTTGAACTGAGTCATTTCTTTTAAGCCCATACCAGAGCGTACATCATTAAACAGTTTTTTCGCATCACGGCTACTCATTGTAGATGGCACACCTTGTGCGAACGTTGTGAAATCATTATTCTTAGCATTTTCACGTTGCTTTGATGCAGACATGCCTGTCACGTCATCGGCATCTGGATCTCGCTCACCAGCAGAGACTACAGTGATGCGCTCAAAGTTATAGAAACCATGTCGCGCTTTCTCACCGTTGTACTTTTCTAGAAGCGTTTTGAATTCGGTAATACGATCAGCACCGACAACCATGGTAATGCGATTAAAGCCTTGATCGTAGAGACTAGTCGCGACTTCGAATACGTTTCGAAGTTTCTTATCCATGATTACGTTACGTGCCTGTTTTGGGAACATCTTACGAACGTGCTTAATTTTCTGTTCGTAAGTGAGAGGATTCTTTTTGGCATCACTTGACTGTGACAAGTAAACTTTATAGGGATTCTTGCCTGCCTTTGTAGCCATGACCTTTAACAGTTTGCCATGTCCGATTGTCGGCGGATTCATCCTACCGAATGTGAAAAATACCTCGCGTTGCTCTTCAACGAGATAATCTTTAAAAGACGGAAAACTCATTTCTTATCTGAACCACCCATTCTACGTTCTTTTTCCATTTTACGAATTTGAGGCAACATCTTGCGAGCAATCTTATCGACTCTCGGCTTCATCTTTTCGATGCGCTTTTCAATTTCTTGGCGACGACCAGCAGGTAAATCAGATCGAGTCTGACCCTTTGCTAGTTTCTTGAACAGGGTGTTGATTGCGGCTTTGCGGGCGCGTTTCATAAGACGTTTAGGATCTGCCGCTTTTCTAGCCGCTCTCCTTCTGCCCATGGCAATCTTTGCTTTATTCTTCTTCATCGCTCTGGCACGTGCACGGCGCTGTTGAAAGTTCAACGCTTCGTCTACGTCTTCGCCAATACGTCCTCTCTTACGCTTCATAGCGGCGTATGAGATTTCTTCTGGCATGCCAGGCGTGTAGTCAACTGTTAGAAAATCTTTAAAACTTAACATACTAGTTTCTCGTTGGTTTGTCCCATCCCTTTAATATATCGGGTGAAAAGTTGTTATAGCTAAACTCTAGCCTATCAACCAATTTCACTGCGTCACCACCAAGTGTGTCAATTGCTACATAACCTTCTTGACCAGTAGTCTTGAACCCGTTGCGAGTTTTCACAAAAGTTTCAAGACTACTGAGTCTGTTTAACTTATTTATAAGTTTTAGTTTGACAACTACAATTAATTTTTGTAGTTCAAACATCTTAACTAAGTTTGCTTTGTTTTTGTTGCTGAAGAACTTGAGGAGGTCGTCGCGCTTCGCTTTTTGCGTGGCTTTGCCGCGCGGGGTTTTGCGGCTGTCGATTTCTTTTTGGTACTTGTTTTTGATCCAGCGGATGAGCTTTTCCGTGTGGGCGCGGGTGTCTTTGATTTGACTTCCGGCTCGGACGTAGGTGTTGTTGAACTGCTCGATGTGCTGGGCGAGGGACTGGTTGGCTTCGAGGGCTCTGAGGGTTGTGCCCGAGATCCCGTTAAACAATTTACCAATTTGCGAAAGATATTCATTTATTTGCTCCGTTTCTCGTTTAGTCAAAGTCGCATTGCGAACGTCACGTAGCATTGCATCCTGTGACCATACTTTAGTGGATGGATTCAATTTACTTACATCAACTCCGTACGATGCTCGCATCGTTTCGAAGCTATTGCCTGTATATGTAGTATGCCATACAATCCCGATTTTAGCGTTCAGAACAGCAGAAGCCATTTTAACGGGAATAGCATATACAAGAGTATTAGGGTGAAACGTAACATAGGATTCTCCATCGATTGTTTCTCGTTGAACATCACCTTGCCCAAAGAGAAAGTCTCCTTGGATCACGCCTTCAATCCCTAATGCGGGTAAATACCGTAGTGCATCTTTTAGTTTAGTTGCAAGGTCGCCTGAAGTGTCTGCATCAACATCAGCCTCAGTCTTGTAGACCTTCGGATTTTTATTGAAGATTCCTTTCTTCGCTACAAAGAATTTACCATCACGTGGATCAGTGCCAGCAAAGATAGCTGGCGCGCCGTCCCACTTCATGGACACTCGACCCTCTTTCTTACCGCCAAGCATGTTCCGAAGATCACGCAGAGCGAAGATTGCTTGCCGAGTCCCATCGACACCACCGTACAGCACCTTATCCTCAATGTGAGTCATGTGAGTGTTTTTCTGCTCAGTAATAAATTCTAGAAAGTTCATTATAGTGCCGCCTGAGTAACGTCTATCTTAACCGATGGCGATGACGGTGCGAATGCTGTTGCAGGTACCGCCTGTAAAGTGACCGTTGCGTCTGTACTTGCCCACATATGTCTTATCGTGTCGTTTGCGTCCAGAGAAACTGTGTTTGTCGAAGCAAATGTTGTGAAAACAGCATTTCCCACAATAGTGACAAGACGTGTTGTACCAGTCAAATCGGAGTCGTTTTTACGTAGCCAAAAGTAAACATTTTTAGATGAACTGTTAGTTGAAGTTACCTGTGCATTTACCGTAACTGCATAGAGACCAGATTGAAATACTTGAATTTTTGATCTATCACTGTCTAGATACTGCATCTGTTGCGCACGTAAATCTGTTGACAATCTTATAGGTTGGGCTGTGTTAGCCAACAGCATATTTTGATCAGAGTCACTAACAAAGTTGCCATAGTTCTTTTGTTGTTCATAGTTAGGGCGAACAAAGATTTCGCCTTGCGACGAGTCAACGCGAAG